TCCTGGTTACTTTATTTGCATCAAATGTCTCCGTATATCCCCCATGGGGCATTTGTTCTTTAGTTAGATAGTGTCCGTATCTATCCCTTAGTGTTCTTAGTACTGTGGTTTCTACTGCTCTTGCCTTATCCCGTTCAAAAAAGTGCCAATACTTTACTAAGATCCAGCCCTTCTGTCTATGGCTTGCAAACCTTCTTCCGCTTATATCTGATATGCCTATCTTAATAGCCTTATGTACTGGGCTGTATAGTAGATATAAGACTGTTTGCTCCATGAATAGAGTATACTTGTTTTATGAGGGTGTTAATTTTATGTGCTGGTGAAGGCTCCAGATGGAATAACTATACTGGTGTTCCTAAGCATAAAGTTCTTATTGAGGGTGAGATATTAATTGAAAGAACTGTTAGGCAGTTCCTTAAGTATACAGATGATATTGTCGTAGTATCTAATGGTGATTTAGAGATACCTGGTACTTCTTCGTATACCGCCAAAATAGAAAAAAACCACAAAGATATGTCAAAGTTCTTATCTTCTCATGAACAGTGGTCTGATACTAAAACCATTATTGTTTATGGGGATGTTTACTTTACAGATGAGGCAGTAAAGACAATTGCTACAAATGATAGACCAATATGCTTCTATTTACGTGAAAGTGCATCTAAAATAACTGGTAAGCCTTGGGGAGAGATCTTTGGGCTTTCCTTTAATGCATCTCTTAATAAGTTTATGTTAGAAACCTTAAATAATATCTTGTTTAAAAGGATTGTTAAAGACATACCACCTCCAGCAGGATGGACACTACTACGCTATATTATAAATGTTAAAACAACAAAAGAGATATTTACACCTAAACATAGTTATATCTATATAAACATAGATGATTGGACTGAGGACTTTGACTTCCCAGAGGATTTACATAATTGGAAAAAACTTAGATTAACCTGATATACTATATTTATGGCTACAATTTGTGATATTGACGATACCCTGCTAAGAAATGGTACACAGCCTATCCAAAGAGTAATTGATTATGTAAATGCCTTACCTGGTGCATTAATTCTTGTTACTGGTAGAAATGTATCTCAAAGATCAGAAACAGTTAAAGCATTACGAGCAGCAGGGGTTAAGTACTCTCGTCTTATTATGAATCCTGGTTCTACTTCTGATACCGCAGACTTTAAGTATAAAGTTGGAGTTAAACTTAAGGGTTCTGTTAATCTTGCTATTGATAACAATCCAACTATGAGGGCTGCATACTCCAAAGCAGGAATTCCTACAAAAGATCCAGCCACCTTGCCAGATATGAAGAAGTTCTGGGCTATCTAAGTTGTCTTTGTCCAAAAAACAAAAACAGACATTTCAACAACAGTATTTTCAAAAGGTACGATTAAATAATAAAGAATTATGGAGCCTATGCTATATATGTTCCAAACCTAGACATTCCTTTACTACTGTGGAGAATATATCTATGCCTGTGTGTAGAGAGCATTCTTGACATACCGTTCAAAAATTGATAGACTTAGTATATGGATACAAAGGTTTGCAATAAATGTCTCATAGAGTCTTCTGTAGATAATTTCTACAAAAACTCTGCAAAGTGCAAGACCTGTTGCAAAGAATATGCTAAGGCTTGGGCAAAGGCTAATCCAGAGAAGTATAAAAAGCAATGGCAAAAGAAAAATAAAGAGCGTTGGGTACAACAAAAACAAGACAAGGCCTATATGACTAAAAAGGCTATCTATCGTCAAGAAAATAGTGCAAGGCGTGTAGAAACTGCAAAGGCTTGGAATCAAGCAAACCGTGAAAGATTTACCCTTCATGTAGCCAATTCTCATATCAAACGCAGGATAGCCAAAGATGCTAGAGCCTTTAAGATATTGGATAAAGAGTATAAAAGGCTCTATGCATCGCCCTGTGCTTTCTGCGGTGCCACAGAAAAGATTACGATGGACCATATTATTCCCATATCTAGGTCAGGAAACCATTCAATTGGAAATCTACAGCCCCTTTGTAGATCGTGTAACTCAAGTAAGAAATCTAGATTAGTTTCAGAGTATAAATACTATTTGAGCAAGTTGTAGGATGCTAACCAATGGTGCCCTTTAGGGCATGTGATGGTTTGTATGCCCTCTATTTTGCGCCGAACTTGACAAACTGTCCGCCGAACTGTACAATGGATATATGAGCATAGACGAAATGACATTACGAGAAGAGATTGCCAGGGCTATTGAGGCTCTACCTATTGAGGACTCTATTACCAATGCACTTGGTATGCGTATCCTTGCTGCGAAAATAGCCAGAGGAGAAAATAATTATATGACTAACATATTTGAAAGCCAGGTTGACTTTGAATAAAAATGAATGTGCAAAATGTGAAATGTCACATAAAGATCCTATATTTTGGGAACTTCATCAAACCATGACAGATGGAAGAGTTTGGTGTGCATATGGTAAAAGAGTGTAGCCATAGTTGGTATATGAAGCAAAACGGTATACAATGTAGTAAGTGTTTAGTAATCTGGGATAGGAGTATGGATGAAAGAGCCTAAGATTATGCAGATGGATTGGAAAGCCTTGGGATATGAAAGGACATATGTAAATGGTAGACTCAGATGGACTCCTCAACAAGATAACAAAACACCAGAAAACAAAGATACTTCCTCTTAGATGGGTAGGTAATATATGTGGAGAAATTTCTTGTAACCATTTAGTTGAGGCTATGTATATGGATGAAAATGGTGACTATGGATACCGTTTCAAATTTCATAGCAAAGTTTGGAAGTATTTAAATAAACCTTATGAGTGGTGGGGAACGTACTATATGATAGATTTAAAAAAGGAGAATAAGTGACTAACATTAAAAAGTTTGAAAGATTTGATAATGCTGTTACTTTAACAGTTAAAACAAAATGTCCAGAAAAGTGGATGCTTATAGATAGAGAAACTGGACAAGTATATGTTGGAAATCAAATGGGAGTTTGGGACAGACTTGAACCAGTCACTAGAGATTCCTGATCCTTTTCAAACTTTTGTAACTAAAAAGTATGCTAATGCCAAAGGTTATGTTCATGACTTCTTTACTGGAGAATGGTTTTATAAGTGTTTAACTTGTAAGGAAGATATGTCTGCTCCATCCCGCAAAATTATTACAAAGATTCGTTTATACCATACAAGAAATGAGTGCACAGGTGGATACTGAAGAACAGTTTGACCAAGAGTTTAGTGTTGATGAACTAACCAATACTATTGTAGATAGTATTAAGAATGATGTTAAAACAAAATATGGAAATAAGAAAAGACATAAGCAATGGTAAATACTATACTATTACTTCTATGGGGAAGTCTGTTTGGATATCTACTCGCTACATTTCAAATAGCAAAACTATTAGTTAAAAAGGGTTATCGTAGGTTTGATGAAATACCAGATAATGATTAATCTAGGACTAATGCGTTATCAAGCGGTACTTCTATAGTGCTTGGCTCTTGACATGATCTACAGTATGATCTAGGATGGTCAGCGTATCTTTCTGCTGGTCCTGATAAGATTATCTGTCCAGTTTTATGCATACCAAGAAGCACATCGTCAACTACCCGTGAATAGACAATTGGAGTTAATATCCCCTTGCAAAATGTGCACATATTATAATTCTACCATACTTGCAAAAGTTTGACAAACCTGCTAGAATAGATAGGTTAGGGGTAATAATGTTTTGTAACTACTGTGGAAATAGACTAGAATACGGCGATTGTAATTATTGTAATGATAATAATAATGCCCTTAGAGAATTTGAGGAAGAAGATGATTAATATTTTATTTTTGATCCCTGCATTTGTTGCTGGGTATTCAATTTGCTATCTTGTTATGACATACAAAGTTAAGCAGGACTAAAATGGAATGGTATTCCTGGGTTCTTGCAGTAATAGGTGTGTCTGGTATTTATTTTGTTGGTCGTAAAAAGAAGTGGGCCTGGCTATGGCTTATATTTAACGAGTGTTTATGGATCATTTTTGCAATTGCCACTGAACAGTACGGTTTTATATTTGCTGCTCTTGCATACACTGCAGTTTACATTAAATCATTTTTACGTTGGTCTAAAGAAACAGTAAACTGATACAATAAAGATATGGAAAACTTTCAATCACAATCTAAAAAGTCAGGAGATGCTTTTGAAGAACTTGTATACGCAGATTTGGTTAGTAGGGGTTTTGGTCCTATTGATAGAAATTATTGCTTTGAGAATGTTGGTTGTGAAGTAGATTTTCGTGCACACTCTGACACAACATTTGAGTTTGTTGAAGCAAAGGGTGGCCTCTCTGGTGAGGGTAAAAGACCAGGAGCACAAAGAACTGATAATGTTAAAAAAGCAATTGCAAATGGAGCGTTAATAAAAACTTCTAATGTTTTATATTATGTTGTTTATTTTTCTGCTAAACCAGAACCAGGAAGTTATTCTGACAACATGATTAAAACAGCACTAAAACATAAAATTATTGATGAAGTCAGATACCTTGAACCAAAGAATAACTTTAAGCAATACTGGCTTGATTTTGAAATGGAATGAAATGATAATCAGTAGATCAAAAAACTTTATCTATATACATCTTGATAAATGTGGTGGAACGTCAATTGAAACTGCGCTTGAACCATTTTTATCTTGGAGTGATATAATTATTGGAAGCACACCCTTCGGTGAAAAACTGTCTTTGGCATATGAAGAAAAAGATAATAGTTTAAGAAAACATTCAAACTCTTTAGATATTAAAAATTTTATTGGTGATGATTGGAACTCTATGTATAAATTTGCTACAGTTAGGAATCCAGAAAAAATAATGATATCTCTTTACTTTTATATTAAAAATATGATTGACTATCATATAGACTCAAGATCATTAAAGGATATTATAGAAGTTGTTCCTGAAATGAAAAATAAAAAAGAATTATCTTTTTTAAATAATAAAGCATTTACTACTGATTCATATTTTTTTTATTTTATTAAATCATCAATAAATAAAACATATATAGATGGATTTATTAAAGATATAATTGAAAGTGGATCTAACTCAATTCAAACTCAAATATCTAGAGTTGACGATACTGTAGATTTATATGACATTGATGATATAAATAATAACTGGAATAATATTTTAAAAAAACTAAACATACATAATAATATTGAATTAAAAAAATTAAATAAAAGCAATAGGCCAAGTAATATATATTTAAAACAAGAAACAACTGATCTTATCAAAGAACATTTTGCTGAAGACTATGCTATTATTCCAAAAAGAACTGGACACAACTGGGTTCTATAGGGTATAGTTAACTATGCACCAGTAGCCAAGTTGGTTAAGGCACCGAACTCATAATTCGGCTATCGTAGGTTCAAGTCCTACCTGGTGTACTAAACATCTGTAACTCAGTTGGTTAGAGTACCTGCCTTATATGCAGAGAGCCGAAGGTTCAAGTCCTTCCAGATGTACTAAACGCCTATAACTCAGCGGAAGAGTATCTGGTTTCTACCCAGACTGTCGGGGGTTCAAATCCCTCTAGGCGTGCTATAATTGTTTTAGATTTAAAACAAAGGGGTAGTTTTGGCTAATATAGTTTTTTTAGGTAATTTTGAGGTATCTTACAGTAGTGAGAATCATCATGCTAGTAGTCTAGAGTCTTTAGGCCATACCGTGACAAAACTGCAAGAGCGCAAGGCTAAAACACAAACTATCCTAGAAAAAGCATTAGAGTCTGATTTATTTATCTGGGTACACACTCATGGCTGGGAAACCATTGGCAACATTACGATGGATGATGTTCTTAAGCAACTAAATTCTGCTGGTATTCCTACAATGACATATCACCTAGATTTATGGTTTGGCTTAGATCGCCAGAAAGATCTAAAGCATGATAGTTTTTATAGAACTATTGGACATTTCTTTACTGTAGATAAACTAATGGCTGATTGGTTTGATCACAACACTTCAGTTAAAGGACACTTTATGCCTGCTGGTGTATACGATAAAGAATGCTATATCCATACAGATTATGACACACAAAATTTTGAGTATGATGTTATTTTTGTTGGCAGCAAAAGATATCACCATGAACACAAGTATCGTCCAGAATTAATTGATTTCTTAAAAAAAACATATGGAAAAAGATTCCTGCATGTTGGTGGAGATGGTGATACTGGAACAATACGTGGAGATGCATTAAACCGTATTTATGCTAAGAGTAAGATTGCAGTTGGAGATAGTCTTAATATAGGTTTTGATTATCCTTATTATACTAGTGATAGATTGTTTGAGTCTACTGGTCGTGGGGGGTTTACTATATACCCTGAGATTAAGGGATTAGATGAATATTTTATGCCTGATGAGGTTGTATTCTATAAGCACGGAAACTTTAATGACTTAAGAGATAAGATAGATCAATATCTTGAAAGTTCTTTAGTTAGAGAAAGAATTAGAATCAATGGACACAACCGTACCAAGAAAGAACACACATATGTTCACAGATGGACAGCAATCTTAGAAGAACTTGGCATTAAATGAATTGTTTAGTTACAGGTGGGGCAGGATTTATTGGTTCTAATCTTGTTGATAAACTTATAGAACTTGGTCATAATGTTATATGTATAGATAATGAGTCAGCAGAATGTCATGAACAGTTTTATTGGAACCAAAAAGCAAATAACTATAAATATGACATTTGTGATTATAACAAAATAGAACATTTATTTAACGGAATTGATTATGTATTTCATATTGCTTCTGACGCAAGAATTCAACCAGCAATATTAAACCCTAGAAAATCTATTGAATCTAACGCAGTTGGAACTGCTAACGTGTTGGAACTATCTCGTTTAGCAAAAGTAAAGAAGTTTATTTATTCTAGTACATCTTCTGCATATGGTAAGAAATCAACACTTCCAAACATAGAAACTCAAGCATCTGATCCATTAACCCCATACTCTACTGCAAAAGTATTTGGTGAAAATCTTGCAAGAGTTTACTATAATCTTTACGGTCTTGAAACTATATCCCTTAGATACTTTAATGTTTATGGAAACAGACAACCACTTAAAGGTCAGTATGCACCAGTAATAGGACTATTCTTAAAACAATATCATGAAGGAAAAGCATTAACTGTAGTTGGAGATGGATCTCAACGAAGAGACTTTACACATATATCAGATGTAATTCAAGCAAATATACTTGCTGCTGAAGCAAGCAGTGGGTTTGGTGAAGTGTATAACATTGGGTATGGAAGTAACTATTCTATACTTGAGATTGCTAATATGATTTCAAGTGATGTTAAGTTTATACCGTCAAGAATTGGGGAGGTGCAAGAAACTCTTGCGTCTAACTCTAAGTTTAAAGATTTAACTGGATGGATACCAAAAGTATCACTAATGGAATGGTTGCAGAAATGACAGAAATGAAAAAAGTAATAATAAATGGTGAGTTTGAAATTACTTTACCAGAGCATCGTGCTGCACGTCCTGACTGGTATCAACCACATGGTTGGGAAAAACCAAGACTAAAACATATTTCTGAACATATTTCTTCTGAAGATGTCATGTATTATGTTGGTGCAGAAGAAGGCGAGTTTGCTGCACTATGCCAGATGTGGGGCGCAGAAGTAGTTTTATTTGAGCCAAACCCTAAAGTTTGGTCACACTTTCCTCTACTCTGGAGTGCAAATAATTTAGACTTACCACTTGCCTGTATTCCTGGGTTTGCATCTGATAAGATAAACAATCTTTCAAGAATATATTATAATGAGTGGCCACCAGAAGTTAATGATGTAATTGAAGCAGCACATGGATTCAAAGAACTATACCTTGAAGGAGAAACCTATGGTCAGATTACTATAGATTCTTGTGTATATGATCATGGCATTAAGCCACCTACCGCCATTTCCTTGGATGTAGAGGGCAGTGAGTGGAGGGTCCTAGGAGGGGCTGAGAAGGTGCTTAGAGAGCATAAGCCAAGTATTTGGTTATCTGGACACCCAGAGTTTATGTTGCAGCAATGGGATGAGTCTTTGTATAATCTTAGACAATGGATTAAGGGATTAGGATATACTGAAACAATTTTAGACTATCAACATGAGGTTCATTTATACTATGAATCAAATTAATGCCTACCTATATTCTCATGATGGAAAAGATTATGCAAGCGACAAGTGGGACTATGGCTTAATAAAAGAAATATTTGATAAGTACGAAGTTAATCAAACAAAAGTTACAAAGATTCCAGAAGGTGAGAAAGCCTTTGTTGTAATACCTGGACCTCAAACTGCTGGTAATGAAGATAAACTATCTACTGAAATAAATAAACTTTCTAGAGTTGTTTTATTTATTAATGGAGATGAGAATGCTAAGTTTAATGTAGATAAAATAAAGCATCCAAATATTGAAATATGGATTCAGTATCCTCATAGAAGACATTCAGAATATAACAAGTTACCAATTGGCTCTCCTCAACATCTTAAAAATAATTTACCCAAATACAAAGAAAAAGAATATGATGTTTATTTTGGTGGACAGATTACTCATCAAAGAAGGATAGAGTTATCTAATGTTATGCCAACATTGAAAAATTCTCTATATGGACCAACAGAAGGTTTTTCACAAGGAGACAAACCAAAAGATTACTATGACAAACTTGCAAGTGCAAAGATTGCACCATGCCCATCTGGTGCAGCAGTAATAGATACATTTAGATTTTTTGAGTCAATAGAGTTGTTGACACTACCAATAGCAGATACACTAGATTCAAAAGGAATACAAACAGATTTTTATAAAAACATGTTTGGAGTTAATGTTCCATTTAACTATGTATCAAATTGGAATGAACTTAATAAATTAGTTCCAAAACTATTAGATCAGTATCCAAACAATATGCACCAAGTAGTATGTTGGTGGATCAAACAAAAAAGAGATCTAGGAATTAAGATTATGAGGCAGATAAATGCATAAGAGAGATGTAACCATTATTCTTGCAACATCAATAATTCCAGCGCATCCAAGTACAGACATGATAGATGAAACTATTAAATCCATTAGGCATCATTTTCCTAATAATGAAATCATAATGCAGATTGATGGATTAAGATCAGAGCAGTTGCATCGCAAACAAGATTATGATGAATACAAAAATAGAATTTTATGGAAGTGTCTTCACGAATATAAAAATGTTTTGCCAATTATATTTGATAGGCATAGTCATCAAAGCACAATGTTAAAACAGACTATCAACCTTATTAATACATCTTGCCTTCTTTATGTTGAAGGAGATGCCCCACTTACACCTGATGTTGAGATTGATTGGGACAAGTGTTTGGATATGGTTGAGTATGGCAAAGCAAATACAATAAGATTTCATTTTGAATCATCAATACCTGAGCCACACAATCACTTAATGTTTGGATTAGAAGATGGATTTATGAAAACATCTCAATGGAGTCAAAGACCACACCTATCCACTGTTGAATACTATAGAAAAGTTATTCTTGCAGAGGTAGAAGATTTTGCTTTTATTGAAGATACAACGCATGGAAGAGTTCAAGATGATATTTCTCCATACGGTGTATTCTCTGAAGATGGATGGAATAAGCATAAGTTGTGGATATATCATCCAGAAGGAAATATAAAAAGATCATATCATTTAGATGGTCGTCAAGGCACAAGAAAGTATACTAGCGATGATATTATTTGGGGGTATTCTGAATGAGAATTGGAATAATTGCAAGATGTGATGACACTGGTCTTGGTAATCAAACCAGAGAATTAGTCAATATGCTAAACCCTGATAAGATTATGGTTATTAATTCAAGATTCTTTAATCAAAATAAGCAACATTTTGACTGGTATGAAGGATATAATTACACTGCTACACTAAAAGGATTTCCAACAAGTGCTGAGATAGCAAATTTTATTACAGATATTGACGTGGTAATTAGTTGTGAGACATTTTATAGTCCAAGATTTATTGATGTAGCAAGATCTCGTGGAGTTAAGACAATACTGCAATATAACTATGAGTTCTTTGGAAACCTTGTACATACAGAGTGGTCACTTCCAGATGTTCTTGTTGCCCCAAGCCTATGGAATATGGATAAAATAGTTGAACGTTTTGGGGATAAATGTAAGGTTGTTTATTTACCGCCACCAACAAACCATGAAAACTTTAAAAATGCAAAAGAAAACAATATGTCAAAAAAACATAATCGTATATTACATATTGGTGGTAAGGCTGCAGTTAAAGATAGAAACGGAACTAACTCTGTTATAGAAATGCTTAATCATTCTAATGGAGATTACGAAGTTGTAATTAAAACTCAAACTGATTTAGGTATTAGAAATGTTAATAAAAGACTAACTATTCAGACTAATACAACAAAGGAACCAGAAGATTTATACTCTGGGTATGATGCAATGGTGTTACCTAGAAGGTATGCTGGATTATGTTTACCTATGAATGAGGCTCTTCTTAGTGGGCTACCTGTTTTCATGCCACGCATTTCTCCAAACAATGCTATCCTTCCTGACAAATGGACGGTAGAGGCAAATAAGATTGATGAGTTTAAGGCTAAGGCTATTATTGATGTATATGATATTGATCCAAAATCCCTTGCAAAAATAATTGATGACTACATGGAAAACAAAGATTATTTAATTAAACAAGAAGCCTTTGATCTTGGATTTATTAATTTTTCAACAGAGTCATTAAAAGATAAATACATAAACTTAATTAATTCATAAAACAAAAAAGCCAGCCTATCTCTAGACTGGCAATTCTGTAAGTAAATATTACTTCTTTGGCGCTGCCTTCTTAGCAACAGCCTTCTTAGCAGCCTTCTTAGCAGCCTTCTTTACAGGTGCCTTAGCAGCCTTCAGAGCCGTCTCTACAGACTTAGCATCTGGCAAGATACCAAAAGCCTTGTCTGCTGGATTGATTGCTCTAATTGCAACTGGTGCAAGTGCTGCTACAAGTGCAGTCCATAAATCCTTTGGATCTGTTACGCCTGCCATGTATAGTGCAAGGCCTGATGCAAGGACTGAACGTCCGTATGATGCAAGTAGTGCCTTTAGTTGTTCTGTGTTCATGTTTCCTCCTAGGATAGAACTTTTATTAGTATAGCATATCCAGCCCATAGACCTACAATTCCTGCGACTCCCGCAAAAACTGGTGGTGCTGGTACTGGCAATTTGAATGCAGCAAATATAACGCCACACCCAAAACCTGTTAGTATTGACAATAATATATCTCTCATTATTTTATTTCATCCTCTGGCAGTAATGTTTTTAATTCTTTATATGCTTTTGAAATATTTTTCATAAGTGGATAGTCTGGTCTTGACATAGATAATGCTTCTCCATACTCATCAAAGTACGACACATCTGCATCAACATCATTAATAAATTTAGTTAATCCTTTTTGAACCGTCTCAATATATTCAAATGCCCAGAGTCTAGAGTCAGAAAGAAACTTAATAAAGTTTTCTTTATGTATTGAATCATCTGAATCTTCTTTTGTTTTTGTAGACTTTGTTAGATCAACATATTCTTGAAGCAAAGTCTTTTCAATAAAAAGTTTTGATATATCTCGTTTAAGTTTAATAGACTGTCTTAAGACTAAAATATATGATGCTGCAAAGCAAACTGACAATGTTGCAAAAACAACAATAAAAATATCTTTCATATCACCACTCCACATGATTTAATTATATCCTAACGCTGAGGATTTGTCAAACTATAAAAGTCTTTAAAGTTAGTATTAGTAAAAATCTCATACTCTTCAAGAGTTCTTATAGATCCTGCTCCGAACATGCCTTCTTCTTCACCACAAAGAATTCTTTTTTGTTTAGCATA